CCGGTGCAATGGAGCCAGTCATGATAAATTGCTTAGCTTTCTCAAGACCATTCCTCACTTGAATCCCAAGGATTGCCTCCTTATTCAAGTTGTTGGAAACAATACTCACAGCATTAACCAATCCCTGAACAGCTTGCAACTTGACCATGGTTTCTGTCAATGCCTCGGACTCAACACCAGTCAATGCAACTGCTGATTGAATTCCTTGGAAGGCCGCTGCTCCAGTCTCAACTCCTTTCAATGCCGTATCAACTCCAACAAAGTCAGATGACAATGCATTTGTCTGAGCCTTTAAATCTCCAATCTCATCCTTTAAACTCGCAGCATTCCTAATGGCTTGCTGTCCAATGGGAGTCTCCATTCCAGCTTGAGCTGCAATGTTCTGATATTCCTTCATTGTCTTGGTCATCTCCCTCATGGTGAGACCACCAGCCTCAACTCTGGCATTCAGTTCCTGGAGCTTTTGGTCAAAGGTATCAAGACCAGTTCCATCTGCTGCTGTTTGTTGTGTTGCCTTGAGATCTTGATTCAAGTCATTGACAGCTGCATCCATTGCCTGGATGTCCTGAACACTGTTGCCAGTATTGACCTTCAGTGAGAATACAACTGACTTCTCTGCCATTAGTTATTGACTTCGTATTTTGGAAGCTCTACATTGTTAACCCAGTCAATGATATCTTGATCATTCCAATCTGATGTATATGTGTATCCATAAAAGTCAACACCAAAGATTGTGGATTCAGTTGTGAGCAACACATTTGCTGTGCACGTTTTATTGATTATGTCATCAACTACTGTTGTGACTGTCACCGCTGGATTGATAATCTCAACATTGAACTGAGGAAATTTATAAGTTGCCATATTTTTAAGTTAGTGTTGTTCCTGTTACCGTGAATGTTCTTACAGGGAAATAAGTAAATG